ATGAGAGATAATGATACTAATCCAATACCTGATTCATCTGAAGTTGCTGAAGTTAAAGCTATTATAGATGATACTATAAAGCCTGCCAATACTGATACGCTTAGTGTTATTGTTCTAGCCCCAGATCCTATACCAACTGATTTTCACTCATGCCTTCCCCTTCCCCTTTACCGTTGCCCATGGCATCTCCTAACCTTTGCCATCAATCCTTTTTAGCTGACCCTCAACTGATGCGACTCTTTCACCAAGTTTTGTTAAAGTTTTATCACACTTCGCAGTATTTTCTATTGTCTCATTGAGTTTTATCTCAATCGTTGTAAATTTCTTTGAGCCTTTCCATGCCACAGATGCGACTGAAGCGAGTACAGCGACGGGCACTAGATCCAAAATAGTTTGAAGCATCAAACCCTCGGAGTGAAAACGTCGCGGTAGCCACGCACTATCATAAAGAAAGTATTGCCAGTAAGACCTTGGTTTGAAACATACGAAATAGCTGGTGTTGCTGGAATTGTAATTGGAATTTCACCGTGTACGCTAGACTGCTTCAAATCTCCACCATTACCAGTAAACGATGCCCACAGCAACACATTATTGAGCGCAGCTATTGTCGGATCTTGACCGCCACCCGGAATAGTTCCAGTAGCACCGTCAGCAGCAAACATTATCATGCCGTCAGTAGTCGGCGTAATAACCGACGCTGAGATAATTACACCTACCGCTGTTTTAGGAATATTTATTACCTCATTTCGCCATGATGTTGACGCCGCTTCGATCAAGTCATGCGTATGATCAGCATCATGTTCCGTAAACATTACCATGCCATCTGGAGTCCATATACACGGAGTAATATCACTACCAACATCATTCCAGAAACCACCAATACAAAGTTCATCTGTACGAGTAGGATGATATCCAACTCTTCCAGCGCCACCAGGAAGCACGGGCTCTGAAACAGAAACTACTGCCGTCATAACTCCAGCAACATCATCTATGTATAGATAATAAGGTGTCGATGCAACTTCAGATCCAGTATCAAGATCACCAAAGTCAAAAGTTAGATCAGCAGATCTAGTAAGGATTTTACCGTCCACTGTCATTACAATATTATCATTTGTACCGGCACTCAATGTTATTGTTGCACCATCAGTTCTAGTTAGATGGCCAATTTTCAAATTAGCAGGATTACCTTGAAGAGCTACAAGTTCATCGGAAGCCCATCTATACAATTGAAAATCATCAGCAGCAGAACTAAATCTCATCAAAGCATCACGAGTAGTAACAAGATCATTTGGAGCAAGAACAGCGCCATCTTCCCTGACAATATCCTTAATACCAAGACCATCTACATTTACAGTCGATGCTCCTGTGTTAGCATTTGTTGGTCTGAATCTAACTTCCATACCATCAAAATAATTAGGTGGAGATTGAATTCCAGTTAGAGCGTTAGCAACATAAGCATCAGCTACACCGCTATCTGTATAATATACGCTGGCAGCAGCATAAGCAGCAATACCCTTTCCAAGTTGATCTAAATCACCTGAAGAAAGAGATTGGCCCCACGCTTCTATAATATTTTGTAGCTCCGACGGCACCTCATTCCATTCTGCTGCCGTCAGAGTACCACTAGTAACCTTATCATTTAGGTCTTGCATTACTATCTCCTAGAATGGATTTTCAAAAACTACTTCTACATTGGCAGGTTTAAGTTTATCGAACAAGCACTCCAAAAGTGCAAACTCATCAGTACCAAATGTAATTGGAAACGTATATGGAAATGTTTCACCAATAGGTACAGTAGCTCTGACTATTATTGTGTGAAGAGCTGCTTCTGCACTTGGATAAAATTTGATTGGAAACACAAATGGAAATGCTCCATGTATAGATCCACTTTCTACTTCAATTGGTATACCAAATTTCAACGCAAACGCGACAAAACTTTCAGCAGTCTGAAGATTGGAACACCCAAGTTTGATTACAATATGGAGTCTACGCTCGGTATCAGTCCCAACAACTTTGAAACAACTATCAGGTATACCAACTGCTTTCTCCCATTCACTAATATAAAATTCAGTTTGATCTGGAACAGTATCAACACGAAACAAAGCTATAAGAGCATCAACTCTTAAAAATTCTCTAGCAAATCCAAGAAGAAATTTTCTTATGTTGCTAGTAACAATATTTTTTGCAGCAAAAGCTCTCCCACCAGGCAAATAATTTGCTATTGTCTGAGCTTGTTGCTGCTTTGATAGTACAATAGGGATATTACTCATGTGAATGTTACATTCCCAAGCGTACCAATTTCACCAGCAGCAATAGTAATATCAGCTGTCGGTGTAGTTAGTGTAAAACTAATCAATCTCTCACCGGTAACTAAATCAACTGTATTGAAAATAGCAGCATTGTATGCCTCTTCAACTATACTTACACCCACCAATGTTCCCTCGGCAAAAAATTGTCTCAAACTATCTTCAATAGCAGTTCTCATGGTTGATGTATCAGGAGATATAGCACTGAATGTAAAATCAGTTGGTATAGGATCTGGGGCTAGAACAATAACACTAAGCGTATCAGTATTGGCAGGCTTTATAGTATCATCTATAATAGCTTTAACTTCAGCAACTTCAGATGAATCAGGTATTGGATTAGTATCATTATCTCTCATAAAAAATTGTTACTGTACCAACGCTTGGTGTTATTTCTTGAACAAATACTCTGGTAACTCCAGCTATAGATTTAGCAACATCTATAATCTGAGCTACATTAAAATTAGCAATCGGATTTTGTATGCGTTCCAACAATCTCAAACGCAAATCAGCATCACTTTCTTGATCTGATCCGCCGCCTAACGCTCCAAAATCAACACTAGCATCAGTATCAACATCTGTAATTGGACTCTGTAAAGAAAGTACAGCATCAAATAGCTGGTTCTGATCCACTCCAAAATCATCAGACTGAACTGTGATAGATACAGAAGTGAAGCCAAGAAGAATAGTGCCAGTCGCTGGAGTTGATGGTGAACCAGTTACTGCATACGTTAAAGTTTTATCACCAGTTACAATCATCACAGAATCGGTTACATTATATTCAGTTTCTACAGCGCCTGTTACCGTTACCAAAACATTTGATGCTAGAAGATGATTATTTACAGTAGTGAGAGTGGCTACAGTACCAACTCTAGTAATTGAAGCAACGTTAAGAGATTGAAGAACAATGCTACCACCGACGGTAGCTTTGTATTCTTTACCGTCACTAGCAACCCAAGTAGTTGCATCAGCGCCGGTAATAATAACTCCACCTACAGTACCAGTCACAACTAATCTTCCATTAGCTGTGGTAGCTGCTGTTCTAAGTATTTGCCAAATAGCTGCCCATTGTTCCAAATTAAGAGTAGCAGTATCAGGAATTGCTTCTAGCTCAGCTCGTCTAAGAGCAAAGTAAAAATCAAATACTCTATTTGCTAGAGAAGTAGCAAGAGCACCAATCCAACTATTCTTCAGAAATGGATTAGAGTTTGGCAGCTCTCTACTAATATCAACTTTTATACGTTGATCTACTTCGGTTGCTGTTTCAGGTACGTCAAGTGCCATTATTCTATATCTCCAACTATATTCCCCAAGAGTGCAAGAAATAAATCATTACCATTTTTCTTAATTGCTGGACCTCTCGCTCCACCAAGTCCAGGTGAAGTTCCAGTTCCATCAGATCCTGGACCAAACAATATGCTTCCACCATTACCGCCAGTCCCAGAATCTTCTCCACCTCCGCCTCCAGCTCCACCTCCACCTACAATAGATGCACGATTTAGTAATGTTATAGGATGAAACATTTCAATAGCTGGAAATCCTCTTGCGCCATCTGTAGCATCATGAGTAGATGTAGCTCCAGAAGCAGCACCAGCACCGCCGATACCACCAGAAAATATTCCTCCATCTCCACCATCATGAAGACCATCGTCGGAGCCACCACCTATACCAAAAGTTGACCCACCGCCACCTCCGCCACCAATACTACCATCACCAAGATCACCGCCGCCGTCCCCACCTTTTCCACCTCCACCGGCAATTGATGCAAGTGCTGTGTTACATGAAATCAATATTGTAGAATCTGGATGCCAAACGCCACCAGTAGTTATACCAGGTTCAGCAATTGGAGTTATATTAGTCTGAAGATTTACAACAACGTCAACGGCATTACTTGGATTGCCAGCCAACTCAAATATATTTATACCAGGAGAAGTAGGACCAGGTACTATAAGTTCTATGTAAGTTGGTATATCTGGACAAGGTATAGCAGTATTATCCCACAGTGTGAAAAATCGTCTATCAACTTCAGAGTTTGGACGATTTATTACAACTTCAAGATTTATACCATTAGGAGTTATTACAGCTTCAACACTTTCAATTGCCGTAGCAAATCCATCGTCTACCAACCATTGTAAAGCATCTCTAGCAGCTATAATTATTTCATTAAGTACAGTTATAGTTAGCCTAGATTGTTCAAAAAGCCAAATCTTAGAGCCTATTTCAAAATCTGGCGTACTTTCATTACCTATCCAACCACGCCTCAATCTAGATACTGCAACTTCAGATTCATTTGCTCTACGCTCGGCAAACAAACTAACTATAATAGCAGAATCAAAAAAGTCTACTGATAGAATATCGCCATCTACACCAATATCTAGATCAAATAGATCTCCAGCTATTTGTTTTAGACAGGCGTCAATTCCAACCGTCATCATTCACCCTTCAAGACACTTGTTGTATCAGTTCCAATCACCGCCGTAGTATCATTTGCTCCAGCATTAGGATGTGAGTGACTATTAAATTTGGCAAGAAATGCCTCGTTACAAAGAGATTCAACAGTGCCACCATCACTAGCTTTTATTAATGTCCCTAATAAATCAACCAAGGCATTACCATCAATTTCTACTGTGCCTAGTGATTTCACCGTAGTTTTACCAACTGAATTTATTATCGCTGTACCAAATGCATCCAAATCAATATTACCTTCAACATCAGCGGTCAGATTTCCTTCAACATCAACGAGCATATTGCCAACAACTCTGAAATTAACATCTTTTTGCGAGTCTATATCTATAGTTCCATCCTTGAGAAAATGGATAAAAGATTTTGTCTCTGGATGATACAACAACACTTCGCCCTCTTTCAATGGCGTCGGAAGCAGCTCATCAATTCTATCCTGTGGACTACCAGGCAACATAACTCTATTTTCAGGATCAGCATCTACGGCAAACATTAAACACAAAGCATCCTTACCTGGATGGTGGCACTGTTGAATCTCTTTGTAACGAGGCATTTCTTGCCAAATTTAATAGCCACTCACATCCTAATGCTGGAGCAAATGATACT